CAACAGCCTTGGGATTTTCTTTATATACGAAGGTGTTCAGATCAAATATAGGAAAGACAACTGTCTCTGGTATCTTATCGTTTCGTGTCCTCGGCTCGAACAACGCCTGCGGATCTGAGCCTGTATGCGTCTGAATCAACTGTGGATGCTTGGGTTCATACTCATCAGGACCGACTTTCATCCCATTCCACTCGGTCATCATCTCAGACAAACGGTATCTAAAGCCAGATCTGTCTGAAAACCCCCACGCTTTCTTGCCAGATGCATATCGAGCCATTAGTTAACCCTTAGATACTGTATGCTAGGCTGTAACTTTAAAGACACACGATCTTCGTCTTCGTCTGCTGCACGTTGGAATTCTTCCTCATACACTACTTTTAACAGTTGAACTCTGTCTGGAGCCTTCTTCATAGCAGTGTAGTAAGCAAGCCCCGCAACCATACATGGTAAGAATCTAAACGGAGTATCGGCTGTGTTTACCAATGTATCCACATCCTGAATCCTGTTTACATAATAGTATACAAGACTGTCAGTAGAATCGTCTGGTGTAGGCCACAGAGTTATTGTAGGAATTGTAGATCGACTAAAGTAAAACTGACTAGGTGTGCCAGTTGTACCCTTGTTTGGTATACTCAGATACTGACTACGAGAGATACGACTAACATCAGTATCAACACCTGCGCTTGTACGAAGAGCAACTTCTAGAATATCCGTGTAAGCTGCTGTAAAAGTATACGTCGCGGTTCCAGAGGTTAATGCCTGTGTAGCTTGAGTCACCGTCCAAAGGTTCAGTCCTCTGTTCGCCCAATCAGCAAACATAAGATTTAAAGAACGTCTAGCCGTCTTGGTGTCATACCCAGTACGAACCTCGAGTCCACACCTTTCGTATGCTTCCTCGATGATCTCCGCTACATCGATATCAAAATCTCTGGATCCCGACGTTGCCATTACTTAGCCCTAACTTTACCGCCACGCATCATCTTCTTCATAGTGCCACCGCCGCGCATACGTCGCTTCATAGCCTGCTTGGCTGCACCGCCACCCATCATTTTTTTAGGCATGACTTTGTTGCTTCCGCCACCACGCATACGCTTCATAGCTTTTTTCTTAGCACCTGCCATTTTCCCGTCTCCTTCTGCGAGTTAAGATTAAGTTAAGGTAGTCTTCCTTACTGTAGTTTTCATAATACCCAGTCTTCTCAAGTATCTTACTAGCATCATCAAGTTCTGACAATCTTTGTATAAAAACCATAGTAAAGTCAGTCTGAAAGGATAAGAGCCACAAGTCTAGTTTATTACAGGCAAACCATTCATTCATAGCTATACAAGCAGCTTCTACTTCTTCATATGTTTGACTGGGTTCCTCTTCCAAACAGATTATAACAGAGTGTTTGTTACTAAAATTCTTACACTGTACCGCCACAGTCTCCCATAAATCCTGCCTGCTAATACACTCAACAACTCTTAGCCTGTCATCCCTCAAGGCTTTCTTAGCAAAAGGACAAGGTGCGTATCCTATATCCGGGTCTACCACACTCAGATCATTGTGAACCCACTCCTCTATGAGTTCACGCATTTTAGGCTCGTCTGGTATTCGCTTTTGGCATTTTCAATGCACCAGCCATTTCCTTGCGTGGACAAACAAGATTTACAGACTTTCCTTTTCTTGCTTCTATTACGCCTTTGCCCATAAGAATATCCTTTTGTGTGACTTTACCGTCACCGCTAAGATCTGGAAACTTTTTAGCCATTACTTTTTCCTCTTCCTTCTTACTGCTTTAACACGCCTTGGCTTACCTGCTGGCTGACCGATTCTTTTCTTCTGGGCTATTCTACTACGCTTTTCAGCGGCTGTCATTTCGCTCCCTGTTTTGGGAGTTTTAGAACTAACCCGCTTGGAGGGGCGGCAATATGGAGTGCCCCGTTTCTCTCCCTTGCGACGCCCACACGGTTTCCCCGTGCGCTGATCCGTCCATTTCTCCTTGAACCACCTCTTGAGCGCCAACCCACTTTTCGTTTTCCTGACTGCCATCTAATAACCAGCCCCTCTAGCTATAGTAACCATCATTATAAAAAATAATCCCGCAGCAACTATAACCACTCCACCTATCATAAATGCAAGTTTTATATTCTCTTGCAGTTCTTTATGACGTTTAGCAGCCTCGCGTCTCGCAGCGGCAGCAGCTTCCTTCGCTTCCTGTATACGTCTCGCTCTCTCTGCCACAATGCCAGCCCATGTTCCATGCCCAAACCGCATGTCAACCATAGAGGCTATTTCCTGCATTTGTTCTTTCGCCAGCTTCGCATCTATGATCTCTTGCGCTACTGACTTTATACCAAACTGATCTCCTACACCTACACCAGACTTCTTATTGCGTCTTTTCTGTACTTGGCTTTCACCCTCGAACAGATTGTCTATATACCCGGCGATGTCACCAACATCTTGAGCCGTGCTTATAGCACCTTTTATGCCATCAACAGCAGACTTGAATAAGGCTATGCCAGCTAACGCTGTTGATATGGGTTCCATTTTTTCCTACGAGTACTGAGTTGCTTTTCTTCTGTTACTCATGACAACACCGCACCCTCTAGCAACATTAGGATTGCTAGATGGCCGCTTTGCCTTAGTAACTGCGGCTCCTCCATTACTCATGTTTAAGACTCCGCCCGAAGCCTTCCCCTTTTTCTTCTTCTTTTTGCCTCCGGTGCCGTAGTTGGCAGCACCAACCTTTCGGCATTTTGCTATGGCACCTGAAGCGTATGCACTTGGAAAAACTCTGTAACGAGCTTTAACTTTATGATAACAAGCGTCTTTTGGCACTTTAGAACTCCGTTTTGATGGAGGTTTTGAGATCTGTTTGGGTATCGAACTTCGCGAGATTGCCATCATACGTCCTTCCCGTAAACTCTTCCCACATTGGCCTGATCATGTCATGAAGCTGATCTATCTTTTCGTTGTTAGTATCAATCTTCAAAGCCATAACTGCTACGTTCTTGTCAACCTCAATGAGAGTTGACGATATCCATGTTAGTCCCGCGACACACGCACCTATGAAGGCTACAAAAACGGTTCCTGCTACAAATTGAGCGTTTAACATTTCCATCTTCTCCTAGCCTGTCTTAGACGACTATTAGGATTCTTGGCAGCTTTTGGAAACTTTTTCATCTGCCCAGCAGATCTAGCGCAAAATGACTTACGCCGTTTAGCATCCTTGCTACCTTTTTTAACCTTACCCGTAACAGCGGTCTTGAGCTTGCTGCCGGGGTTGTCTCTACGGTACTTGGCAACACCCTTTGCAGTCATACCCGCGCCGGATTTTGTGGGTCGTTTCTGACCCCCACCGATGGTATGACCCTTCATGCTGCCTTTCTTTTTCTTCTTCTTCTCAGCCATGGAAGAAGGTCATCATATCAATGGTCCCAACCGTATACGATACAGTCATGCCATTTTCAAAGAGAACACCCTGTTCAGGAATTGTTCTGTCCAGTGTCGTGTTGTCTGTGCCAATGGTTCTTGACTTAAATAAAATTGTACCGCTTTCAGGAGTACCATTAATGTAGTTTATGACACCTGCTGTGCCACCAGAAACAATAGAAAAGCCTTTGAGTCTTATTTTATTGCTGCCTTGAATGGCTTCAGCACATAGCGTACCAGATCCAACTTTAATGTTGGCAGCATACTGTGCCGAACACTCAACAGCAGTTACTGTCAAAAACAACTTTGTACCCGCTACTGCTTCTGCACTGCCTGTCGATGTTATGACTTCTGTCATAGCATTGCCAAAAACATCAGTGCCAGTGATGGTACAAGTTTTGGCATTGTCTCCAGTGCCAGTAGTGGTGACGATTACATTTCTAGCGCCGTCTCCAAGAAAAGTCGTGTTTGCCATAGTCGCACTTGTGTCTGGCCTTGCAGCGGTTACAAGACGATCATCGTCAGATGAGTTCTCGTCACTGACGACTTTTGGCGTAATATCAGAACCTGCCATTTCAATCTCCTTATAAAAAGAAGAGGGGGAGTTACCCCCTCTCGTTACTAGGCTTCGTAGCCCATCAATTCAATAAAGAGTTTACCAGCAGTGTAATCAGCGTCTGTAGCTGCGCCTGTTGTCAAGTACAAGAACTCATCAGCAGCAGGAACACCTGTAAAGTAAACTTTACTTCCTGTTGTAGCGTCACCAGCATTGACAAGAAGCGTTTCAGTTAAATCGCCGATTGCTCCATCCTCAACACCTGTGCCTTCTGTGGCAGAATGGACGTTAATGTCTGGATCACCGCCAGCAGGTGCCTCAAAGCATTCCATGCTGCCTGTCAAGATTGTGCCGTTTTTAGCCGCAGTAATCTGACCAATGTGACAAACAAGTGCTGTACCGTTAACACCAATGATGTCCCCCGATCCTGTTGAACGCAGACCAGTCAGGTCAATAAGAATACGAGTTGTAATGATGCCGCCTACACGTTGCACTGAGCTACGATAGATAGTGCCGCTACCAGTTGTAATACCAGTGCCAGCTTCTACAGCCATTGTGTTTGCATCAAATGAAGACACACCAGTTGAACTGATGCTTGAAAGAGTTGTGAACGCACCAGTTGTGCTGCTCTGACTTACAGAGGTAAATCCACCTTTGGAGCGGACTGCTCCGGTAAAAGTAGTAGTAGCCATTTGAGTCTCCTGTCTTGGCTAGTGTCAGTCGCCCAATGCGACTGTCAGGGATTAATAAGACTATACAACAAAAAAGGGCGACTGAACAGCCGCCCTTTGTATTTGTTTCAACAAACTTATTTATGCACCCGGTGAACCGAATACACAACGTGGGTCTGAGAATCCGAAGCTGTAACGCTCACGAGCCTTGTACCGCATGTTGCCAGTGTCGAAATCTGGATCCATGCTAGTTGACAATGCCATACGCTCGAAATGCTTGAAGCCATTCGGAGCGTCAGTCTTAATGAAGAATGCGTCTGTGTCAGTCAGGTAGTCGTTGACTACATAACCGTCTGGAAGCATACCCATTGACTTGAGTGCGTTCACATCGTTGTCTGCTGTGCCCACCCGAAGGTTTGACACCATGAGACGCTCGGCAACAAACTGAAGCTGACGAGGAATGATTAACTTCATGCCTTTGAGGGCAATAACCAAACCACGCTCATCAACAAATCCAGCGATGCTGATGAGTGAATCTTCAAGAGAAGTTTCGTTCAAATCAGCAGCCACTGATGGCTCGTTGTTAAAAGTGTTGCCGTTAGTAAGCGGGTGTGATGCATCACAAAGAGCAACGCCGTCACCGCCAGCAAAAGCAGCGGCAGTAAATGCGTTGTTAAGGATTGATGCAGCTTTAACCTGCTTGGTGTGTGCCATAGAACGTGCAAGTGCCCGTGTATAGCGTGATGCCAGACGATCATAAAGATTGTCTTCTACGGCTTCCTCAGTGATTGAGAATGCCATAGCCACTGTCTCGTGATTGTAACGAGCAGTGAAAGCTTCGTTTGCGTCGTCAAATGAAACTGAGGAGCCTTCCTGTTTTACAGGAGCGGCGCCAAAGCCAGATAACATTACCTCTTCTTCAAACGCCCGGTCAGATGACTCGGTGTCAAAGATCTCAGCGTGTTGACCTTCGTACCGTCCGTATTCCATGCCGAATAAAGCATTAAGGCCGGGTTCCAGTTCTTTCGCTAGTTGTGCGCGAGAAATAGCCATTGATCAGCCTCCTTATACGCCAGTCGTAGAAACAGTAGCCGCTGCAATGGAGCCTGTTGGCGCATTGAAGTGGTTGTTTATACGAACGATTAACGGAATACCAGCAGCAGTAAAGTCAGCATTTTCTGGGTCATCTTGTACACCCATAATACGCAGAGCTAAAGTGTTGGTGGTGGCGATGGTATTCAAATCTGCTGTTGCAGAAGAGATACCAGTTGTAGTCGAACCGCTGTTACCAGTTGCAAACGCGATGTTTGAAAACACTGCTGCACGAATCTCTGCTTCTGTATTAGCAGCAGAAACTACGTTTGATGTAGCAATGGTGAACAGTTGTGATGGGTTGTCGTACAAAAACGCTCTAACAGGGAAATTAGAATCAGCACCTGAACCGGGCCAAAAGTTAGAACGAATTACTTCTCCAGTGGTCGATGAGACGTATTCACACCCATTAAACACACCCACGATAGCGACGTTACCACCAGCAGCAGCTTGCAGATCGTCAATAACACCAGCAGCAAGCGGGATAACCGCCATGCCTTGGAAAATAGGGTTTGAGTTGTCAGATGCGATACGGTACTCAGTCGTACCAGTGGAGTGGACTGCTGAACCCAGCATTCCATACGGCTTCAAACCGAAGCTTCCATTGGTATTTGCCATGATAAATACTCCTTGCCATAGCTAAATGTTTACTCGGATTCGTCTTTACGACCTCCGAACGATACACGACTTTTCCTATCACTATGGATAGGCATTAGAGGATGTTGTTCCCTCATCAAGTTTTGATCCACGGCATCCATTTGAGTGCGGGTCTGCTCCCGGAAGTATTCAGTTCTTTCTTCAACCGTTTCTTCAGGTATCCTAGCCAACATTAAACCGCCGACTCCAATTGTCCCTGCATTAGCACCTGAATCAATGGTTGGAAATTTACCAGCCATCTCAGGATATTCATCAGCACGGACAGGTTCCCACCCTTCACGCATTTTAGTAGTCACATTCATCTGATCATCTTCACCACGAAGTGAAGTACGGATCCAACGATGCTTATACCCTGCGGGTGCTTCTGGAGCCTCCAGCTTAGATGGAGGTGCCCAAGGCTTGCGGCGTTGGGTCTTTGCGCGAGTTTCCGCTTCGCGAGGCGATCTCTTTGTAGAATCAGTCATTTCATTACTCCTTAACATACTTAGCGTATTCTTCGAGCGGAACATTTAATCGCTTCGCTATCTGAATTTGCGAAGGGGTTAATTTGACTGTTCTGCGCCCCTTTTTTGTAGACGACTTGGAAGCCGTGGACTCAGCAGAAGCGACTCTGGGTCCTTTATCCTTAGAGCCTCCGAACTTCTGTGGAAACTCTGACCGGACTCTACGATCAAGTTCATTATAGTACTCATCGGACGTTGGGTCAAACCCTTCATCCTCAATTAACTGTCTATGAATACCAAAAGCAGCGTAAGTCATTGTTTGATCTTGACCAAACCAGTCATTTTTAGATGCCCAAGCCTCTGCTTTTGCATCAGGTTTGGCCTTTTGTTGTACAGGTTGTTGCTGTGGCTGCTCCTGTGGAGCAGCTTGTGGGGCAGCAGCTTGCTGTTCCTGACGCTTCTTGGCCTGCTCTACCTGTGCTTCTTCCAGTGCAAGCCTGCTCAAGTTTTTCTGGGCTTCAAACATAGAGTCAGCGTCACCCTCGTCATATGCTTTCTGGTACGCAACTTTTGCAGCAGCAATCTGAGACTCTATTCGAGTTCCGAACTCTCCGACATAAGACTGATCCAGAGCATTAAGACGTTGACGTAGCTCATCGTTCTGCTCTTTTACTTTCTGAGCAAACTCAACCGCTGCAATCCTTTGCGCTTCTTCGTCTCTGTACTTCTGCGTAATCTTGCTTATGCGGCTCTGTACATTCTTTGAATACTGATCAAGCTCTTCCTCTTTTTCGTCTTTCTCAACGTCAGAGTCTTCTTCAGTCTCCTCAACAGCCTCTACTTCTTGAGACTCCTCCTCAACAACTTCTACTTCTTTCCCTTGTTCTTCTTCAAGATCAGCGGTCAGGTCTGTGGTCTTCTCTGCTGCTTCTGCCATTACTATGCTCCATAGCTTTTAACATCGTCAGGATCAACGATGGTTGCGATGACCTCGTCATCGTTAATGACACGGACTTCTCCTCCTTCGATGTTGAAACGAGATCCAGCATATCTACCGATACAAACCCAATCTCCCTCCTTACACCAAGGCCCGTGCTCTCCAAATTTATCCAGATCCTGATAAGCAAGTGGGCCGAGACGTACAACGTAAGCTACAACCGTAGCTCGTGACTCTCTTTCTCTTACAGCATCGGGAACATAGACACCGCCATCAGTCTTGTCCTTGCCCATGTAAGGCATGACAAGGATTCTCCACCCCGTGGGTTGTGGCATTCTGTCTTTTAAGGATTTTTCTTTTGCGGCTTTTCCGGCCTGCTTCTTCGCTTGTTGTTGCGCTAGAACATATTCAGGTACGATCAGTGTCATCGACATACTTCACTTTCTTTAGCAGGGCCTTCAATTCATCAAGAGCATAGGTGACACCCTGTATTTCACCAACTCTTGCCTTGTAGTCTTCCCAATCAGTTACTCCACCGCTTGTTATCGAAAGACTAATATCATCTATACGGTTTATCAACACCTTTTGATAATCTTTTATAAAATTCAAAACATCCATATCGTCCCCTTGAGATTAATTCTCCGTAATTATTATCCACTTCACGTTGTTTTCTGAACTCTCAGTCCTGAAATTTCCGACTTTAGTCCAGTCTATTTTATCCAACCCCTCATCAAACACTGTTGTCTGAGAAGGTTCCTCTGTTGGTGTTTTGTGGTAGTGATGCATTCCATAGGCAAGTGCGCCTATAATAAGTAAAGCTTCCATCTTCTCCTCCTAACTTAAACCCCTTTAAGTTTAAAAAATTAACTCCCGAACATAGACCCTATATTTTGTATAAATGACTCTCCAGAAAACGGTTGTACAGATTTTTTCTTAGTGCCCGTAAATGTTTTAGCAGAGCCTCCCGGTGTACCTGAATAAGTTTTTCCTGTTCTCTTGTCCATGTATCCCCCCGGTATTTCAACAAAATCTCCGCCCAGAGATTTCAAAGCCATACCGAAATCATCAAAAACTCCTGCCGTTTCAAAAGCTGGTGATGCCGTAGCCACACCAAAACCGGATCCACCTGTCAGAGCATCCATGACACGATCACGGTCTAAGGATGACTGTTGTTCAACTTCTGTTGATGACTGTTGGTTAGATCTAAGAGCATCTAGTTTGACTTTATTTTTTGCTCTTTCTCTAGCTATTGTGGGGTTTGTTCCCGATCTTATTGCTTCCGCTGCTGCGGCGTTACCAGCAGCGTCTATCGCGTCTTGCTGGGCTGGACTAAAATCTTCTGAAGTCCCGGTGATAGATTCTCTTGTAACTGTAGATGCTGGCTGTGCTGACGACACTCCCGGCAAGCCCATGCTAAAGGCATCCAGTTCCTGTTGCGTTTCTGCTGCTGCTGCTAATCTGTCTCTTATGTCCTGCCTTGTTTCTTGAACAGGTGCCATAAAGTCCAGTGAACTTGTGGATACTGGTGCTGGTGGTCTATCAAAGATACTAGCAATGCCCGATGGTATGCCTGTTATTTTATCTTGAACATTAGAGAAAAAGTTACCGAAGACAGAGTCTGCTGCTGCTAGATTAGGCTGTGCTTCTGTGCGTTGTGCAGCGGCCCGTCTACCTTGCTCTGGATCTATCCTGTTAAAAAAATCTCCAGCACCACGGAAAGCACCTCCGACAAGATCCTCCATTGCTCCGATACCCTGACCAATACCCTGAGTGAGTGATCCGAAGGGAGAGAAGTCACCCGTTGCTGTTGCATCAGCGGGACGGAAACCTGAGTCAGTCTGAGATCCAGACAACGTACCAAATTTTTGAGATGCTCTGTCAAACAAATCGCTAGGCGCAACGCCTGCGGTTTTATTTGAAAGCTGATCGGCTAAAAGACCAAGTCCACCCGGCATCGCTAAAAGAGCCACAGTATCCATAGGACTGCGCTGCACATTGTATGTAGTTGTCGGGCCATACGCTGTCTCAAAACTTCTTGGGAAAAGACCGGATTGAAGTCCGGCTCTTAATCTTCCCGGATCGGTTACACTAGCATCTGGAAACTGTGGATTAAAACCTACACGCCCTTTGATGTTCTGAGGATTTGCATACTTGGAAAACTGATTAGCAGCAATGTTTGCTCTGTTTCGTGCCGACATATTACTACTGTAATCTACGTTTCTTGGATCAAAACCAAATACTCTACTCATCATCCCTTTATAGCCATAAGGATTTCTACCAGTTATACCCATGGTAGCGTCATATGCACCTCTACCCAAACCACGACCTGTGCCGTCTGTACCAAAAGGATCGTTTGGATCTGAATAAAAATCTCTTAGACCAGCTAATCCAGACATAGCATTTGCGTAACTATCTCTGGCGGGTGTGTATTGACCGTCACCCATGTAGTTATTTCCGTAAGAGAACCCCCTATCATCACCGCCTGCCTTGGCAAAATTACCCATAGCAATGTCTTGTTGCAGGCTCTGGTCGTAGTTTTCATCGTCAGCGAGGTCAGCGGCTGTTATACCGCCACCACGGTCACGGTCACGGTCACCACCACCATAGTCATCTCTACCAGCCATTTGTCCGGGATCAGCCCTAAACGCAGGTATACCCGCCGGACCCGGCTCACCGGATCCACCAAGAAGCTGCAAGATTCCTGCTTCTTGTGGAGTGATATACGACAGCATGTGGTCTTGACC